GTATTATTGACTTGCCACCTAAGTAGCTTTCTCAACTCACTAGAGTTGAATAAACTATTATAGATTGAATGTTCCCACTCAAGCATCGTTTTCGAAACATGTTGATCAAATCTAGAAGCATCTAGACCAAGAGCAACACAGTTATCGAACTGCTCGAATTTTTCCACAATGATGCTTGCACTAACACAAGCATTAAACCCTTTCACCACTACGGGTGTTTCACTATCGAACACTCGCTGTATTGACTTATACAGACGGTGTTCTATTGGTTTGAGGTATCTTCCGACACCAACATTGTACACGGGAGTTCTAGGTTGTATACACCTAGGTGATTTATTTGCTGGAACTTTTTCACACTTGACGAAACTGCTGCTAATTGCATCACGTTTAGTAACACCGACTGTATTATAAACTTCAACTGCATTGTCATAAATGGTGCGCTTGCGCCCCGTATACATCTGAGCAAATTCCTCAGGGGAAATACAGGAGACACGCCCCGTTTTATGCAAAATGCCTTTCTTGAAGTTTTGCAATCTTTGGTGTACTAACCGCTCGTCAGGGTTACTTGGTTCTACGTACTTACCATCAACTTTGTGGTAAAATACACGCTCCAGCAGAGCGCTTTTGAGAGTTAGTGTATCGGGGTCATTTATTTTTAGCGTACGCCCAGGAGGACTGATCCCCTGCACTATGTGCAGACTCCTGTTTTTGCAACTTCTTGATCTGTCAACGTCAACGGTCAGTTGCGAGTGAGTGAGTGCACTATTGTGTCTCACTCCGTTGACGACAGTCAAGCCCCATCATTGAGAGGTGATATTGAGCATGGACTGTAACAATCCAAACTCCACCTTTCGTGTATGGGCTAGTGGGCAATTTGCCATTCTCATTGCTTGCATTTCATATTTATCAGGGACAAACATTGCAGCCACTAGGTTGGGGAGGTGTTGTCTAATACTTGCATTCCTCACGTCGTGCGATTTCATGTAATCTAACATGAAACGTCTAACGACGCGATGATTTGCAGATGTATTAGTAGGGGTGCCAAATCTGTTTTTACAGGCTGAAAGAACTTCCCTCATAAAGGGCGCATTTCTGCCACTACGGATTCGGCGCTTAACCTTTGGCTCAGCA